CGACGCTATTTTAATTATAGGAGATCAAACTGTAGGTGTTTCAACTAATGGAACATTTAATATTGATAGCGGAGGAGAAACAATAATTAATAGTCCTGAAATATATTTAGGTTTAGGTGCAGAGGAACCAGTTGTACTTGGAGATACTCTATTAGGATTATTAGAAGAACTATGCGACGAACTAGCAGCAGAAACCCATCCAACTCCTGTAGGACCAAGTGGGCCTCCAATTAACGCTGCAAAATATTCATCTATAAAAAGTAGGCTAAAACAATTTTTAAGTCCTCAAAACTTTACACTATAATTATGGCATTTAATCCTCCAGCATTCGCAGCAGCAGTAGCTAAATTAGAAGCTAACCCACCAAATAACGCGCTAGCTTTTGCAAATGGGTGGGCAGATGCTTTTTTTAACGGTTTTGGAAACCCAACCCCTCCATCAGTTACTGGAACAATAGCTAGACAGGCAGCATTCGGAATATTTATTAATGCATACAATCAAGATAAAGATCCTGGACTAACTTTAATGAAATCTGGAGCGGCCGCTTTTGCAACTTCTCTTGGATTAGGTATGTTGCCTGCATTTGCGGCTGTACCTCCAACCTCCCCATGTCCTATATGGGAACAACAAGGATCAACAATTATTAATATTACGTCAAAAGGACAAGCTCCTCAAATACTATCTTTGGTTGCTCTACAGTGGTTTGCGACTGGAACGGCTGTAAATACTGTTAGCGGTGTAACCTTACCTTGGTTATAGGTTAATATTTGTCCTTTATTGATATTTATATATTGATAAATATTGTATACAATAAGGAGATTTTATTGATGAAAAAATCAGATTTAATAGAAGTTATTAGAAAGGTAGTTAGAAAAGAAGTTAAATTGGCATTAAAAGAAGAACTAAATGCTAGTAAACCTTCTTCTAACGGAGAATTTGGCCAAATGATGGAACACGCCGAACAGTTATTTGAAAAAAAGGATTATACAGACAATTCAATATTAAATGACGTTTTAAACGAAACAGCTAATTCAAAAAACGAATGGCCAACAATGGGAGGTAAAACACTTACCAACGGTAAAGCTGGACTGGCAAATATCATGGGGATGGGTAGTCCAGATCAAATGTTTGGTGGTAAACCATCAGTAGAACAAATGATTCCGCAAGATAGAAAACATATTCAAATAGACGATAACTTGGCAGGAATTTTAACTAGAGACTATAGCTCTTTGATGAAGCACCCAAAAATGAAAGGTGTTAAAAAATAGATGAAAAAAATAATTGATAACGAATATAACGTACAAATAGATCCTGGAAAAGGTCGAATTGTAAAAAGAGGAAATCAACCTGGGCCAGGAAGAGAAGAGTTTACTCTAGAGCCTATGGATTTTGAAAATGATATATCTCTTGGTTTGAGTTTACCTTTTACAGAAAAAAGTGGAAAATTATTCGATTTAAATTATTTGTCAATTGACCAAGCAGTTACCAATTTAAAAAATTTAATTTTAACTCTAAAAGGCGAAAGAGTAATGCATCCAAATTTTGGTACAAATATTCGCAGATACTTATTTGAACCGCATTTTCCTGAATTACGAGAAAAAATAAAATTAGAAATAGAGGAAGCCATTAAATTTTGGCTACCATATATAAACATATCAAAGCTAGATGTAATTGTTCCGCAATCTCCAGCTGGATCACAGGCTTTTGTTGATAGGTTACATGGAATATCAGTACAATTAACAGTGGGATTATTAAATAATACTTTAGACGAAAGAACCATTGTATTAGAAATTAAGGCAGACTAATATGGCATTACAAACAGCAAAAAAAGATTTACGTTATTTAAATAAAGACTTTACACAATATAGGGATAAGCTTATAGATTTTTCTAAAACTTATTTTCCAGATATTTTTAATGATTTTAACGAGTCATCTCCATCAATGATTTTTATAGAAATGGCGTCTTACGTTGGAGATGTTCTTTCTTATTATATAGATAATCAATTAAGAGAAAGCTTAATAACAGAGGCTCAAGAAAAAAGTAATTTAGTTCAAATAGCAAAAGGATTAGGTTATAAAGTTAAGCCAACAGTAGCTGCCACGGTAGAATTAGATATATTTTTATTACTACCACCATTGGGCTCAGGAGAAAACGTTCGCCCTAATTTTAATTATGCTCCAGTTATAGACGAAGGAATGGTTGTTAACGCACCTACACAAGGAAATATTAGCTTTTTTACAACTCAACCCATAGATTTTACATTTAGCAGTTCTTTAGACCCAACGGACATATCAATTTATAAAATAGATTCTAATGGTAATCCTGAAAGTTTTTTACTTAAAAAATCTGTTTATGCAAAATCTGGACAAGAAAAAGAGGCCTCATTTACCTTCGAAAGTCCTGTAAAATTTGATAAAAGACTTTTATTAGACGAAAACGTTATAGAAATATTACGTATAAATGATACTGATGGAAATAAATACCATGAAGTAGACTATTTAGCACAAGAAACAGCCTTTGTAGAAGTACAAAACACGGCCCTTCAAGACGAAGAATTATCTCAATTCAAAGATCAAACCCCATACCTACTAAAACTTAGGAGAACAGCTAGAAGATTTGTTACTAATGTTCGACCAGATATGAAAACAGAAATTTTGTTTGGTGCTGGAAACTCAGGACAAGCAGATGAATTAATAGTTCCAAACCCTGATAATGTTGGATTAGCTTTGCCATATGGAAACGTTTCTCAGATTGATAATGCATGGGATCCATCAAATACAATGTTTACTAGAGCATATGGACAAGCTCCTGCAAATACTGATTTAACTGTAAAATATTTAGTTGGAGGAGGAGTATCGTCAAACGTAAGAGCAGGAACGCTAACCGATATTGAAACAATATCTTTTTCTTTAGATGAAGATGGATTAACAACACAAACAATAAACTTTGTAAAAGGTTCAGTAGCTGCAAATAATCCTAGGCCAGCGAAAGGCGGAAAATCTGCTGAAACTAATGAAGAAATTAGACAAAACGCAATAGCTTTTTTCGCTGCTCAAAATAGAGCCGTAACTAGAGAAGACTTTTTAGCTAGAATATATTCTTTACCGCCTAGATTTGGAAATGTATCTAAAGCATATTTAATACAAGATGAGCAAGAAAATCCAAAAACTGCTGGAACAATAGATAACCCGTTAGCCATCAATTGCTATGTGCTAGGATACAATTCAAGCAAGCAATTATCTGATTTAAATATTGTCACTAAAGAAAATTTAAGAAACTATTTAAGTAAATTTAGAATGTTGACTGACGCTATTAATATCAAAGATGGTTTTATTATAAACATAGGAATAGACTTTTCAATAGTTCCTCTTCCTGGTTATCAAGGAAAAGAAGTTTTAGCACGGTGTATTTTTAAACTTAAAGAAATATTTGACATAGATAAATGGCAATTTAATGAACCAATATTTACGGGAAATGTTGCAACAGAATTAGATAAAATAGAAGGTGTACAAACTGTGATAGATTTACAATTTCACTGTAAGTTTGATAGATCTTCTGGATATTCTGGAAACTTTTATGATATTCCAGCAGCAACAAAAAACAAAATAATATATCCATCTCAAGATCCAGCAATATTCGAGGTAAAATACCCGGATAAAGATATTAGAGGTAGGGTTGTAAGCTACTAGGAGATAAAACATGATATACTCAATAAAAGCAAACCGAGATACAACGATATATGAGTCGACTTCTAGTATGAATACAGGAATAGACGAAGTATTAGAAATATCAAAAATTGTTTCGGCGTCTAATACAGCAAATACATTTAATAGTAGAATATTAATTGATTTTGATTTAGATAATGTATCTCAATCTTTATCGACAGGAGTTATTGGTACTTATGTGGGCATGGCATCACCAAAATACGTGCTAAATTTATATACACTACAAGCTTCTTCAATAGATTATCAATATGGAATACAAGTCTTTCCAGTAAGTGGATCTTGGCTAATGGGTAAAGGTAGACGAATATCTAGAACATTTGATGGAGATATAACACAACTTAAAGAAGGAGCTAGTTGGACGTTTAAAGATGGTAAAAACTACATTGGCACAGAATGGACAAGTGGAAGTCAACTTGCTGCAGGATCTACAGGATCTTATTCAACAACTGTTGGTGGTGGAAACTGGTATACTTCTATTGCTACAGCCACCCAATCTTTTAATTACGAAACAACGGACCTAAGAATAGATGTTACTGATATAGTTAATTCATGGTTTGATGGCACATATAAACAAGATGGATTTATAATTCTTAGAAGCGGGTCCCATGGTGGTTCTGCTGATGAAGAAAGAAATGGAAAACCTTACGGTAGTCTACAGTTTTTTTCTACTGATACACATACAGTATATCAACCTAAATTAGAAGTAATTTGGAGAGAAGATTTAGTATCATCAACATTAAACGTTTTAGATACTGTTCAAACTGAAAGTATTGTTGATATTAAAAATATGAAACACGCATACGAGC